GTTGGGCGTGGTCGCCGGTTGGAACTTGGTATGTGCAATCTGGGACCAAGACCGACGCTTTCGGCAACACCGTGCCGAACATGGTCCCGAAGGATGGCAACTATTACGGGTTGCTGCGCTGGGCGGGTGATCTCGCGACCATGCCGTTGCCACCTGGGATTGCCATAGTGACAGGCTCGCAGACCATCAACGGGGTTGCGACACCGACATACACGATCACCGTGCCGCTCCCCGATGGCATCCTGACGATGATATCCCCACCTGATCCCGCGTTCCCGTTGAGGTTCGAGTGACAACTTCTGGTCAGACTAGTAATTCGTACAGTTTCTTACCCTCAGTCGGTGAGCTAGTCGTTGCCGCTTATCGGAGGATTAAACTCCACAGATCAGAACTCGTCACCGAGCACTTTGCTGACGCGAAGACTGAGGCTAATCTCCTTCAGGCTCAATGGGCGTGCCTCGGACCTACCCTATGGACGGTAGATCTCCAGACGGTGAACCTCGTCCAAGGACAGGCCACGTACTCCGTTCCTGAAGACACCGTGATGATGCTTGACGTCTTCATCCAGATTCCTAACGGAGACGGAACAACCTCAGACCGCATCATAACTCCGTATTCTAGGACTGAGTACGCAAGTACACCTGATAAGTCTCAACAAGGGGATCCAACGGTTTACTGGTACGATCGTTTGATCTCCTCGTCTTTTACGCTATGGCCCGTCCCAGACGGATCGATACCTACGCTGGCGTATTATCGGTTCACTCAGATACAAGATGCTGTTACCCAGAACGCGACGAATCCCCAGATTCCTTATCTGTCATTAGATGCTTATGTCGCCTGTTTAGCCCATCGTCTGGCAAGAATTTACGCCACTGATCTTGAGCAGACCCGTTCGGACGACGCCACGAAGGCCCTGAACGTGATGTTCTCCCAGATAAACGAGTTCGTGCCTCTCTTTATCAGCCCCATAGCATCCAGCTATTGGAGGTGATTCGTGAGTTATCGTTCGCACGGCCATACCCGAGTAAATTCACGATTTCCACAAGCGGCTGGTGTCTGTGATCGCTGCGGTCGGATGTGGAACCACAAAGATTTATCCTTCCAATTTGATTGGAGGGGGGAACAACTTTTTAATCTTAGAATCCTCGTTTGTCAGCCCTGCTATGACACTCCGCAAGAGCAGCTTCGTGCGAGAATTCTATCCCCCGACCCCCTTCCGATCTATAACGCACGTCCAGAGCCGTTTACAGTAACCGGATTTAACTACCAAGGTGAGAGCAATATCGTCACAATCGCTGACGGGTCTTTGTTTATTCTTGCCGCCGATGGCACGACAGTCCTATTGTGTTCCAACAATCCGATAGGGACACTTCCTTGACAAATTTTCTAGTGTTAGGAACGAAGTGACTAACTACGTTGGAACGACCTTAAATTCCCTTCCTCCTGTTCTAGGACTAAACGGGACAGAACTGTGTTTTATCTACCAGTTCGACTCGATGACGGGGACATGGATTACTTACCGGTGTACTACGGGGCAGATCGCCCAGTTAGCCTACGGATTAGGCCCCGGATCGTGTTCCATGAGACAACTCTTTGCCGCGATGGCGTCTCAAGGAGTTATGTATCAGGCCTTTGAATTGCTCCCGGCAGACGTTACGAATACGTATAACATCGCCTGGAACCACGCCTTCGTGATTAACATCGTCGATCCGTTTATCCAGGACTTCCTTCAACCGGCTCTTGGCTACAGTAATTCTCAGATGGTCTCGCTCTTTGCTCTAGCTCAGACATTCCCGACATGAGTCTCAACTATACAACTTGGCTGACTGAGATTGCTCTGTTGTCGCAGTTTAATGCCGACGACCCCAATTTCTTGTCGAACCTTCCGAGTTGTTCTGACTACGCTACAGACCGGATCACGAGAGAGCTAGATCTTCTAAATACGAATACGAGCACGTCAACCCCAACGGTGACTGTCGGGACAAGGATCGTTAATCTCTCCTCGCTGAACCCTGTCTTTAACGTCATCCGTGACGTCTACATTATAACACCGTCTGGAACGACGAATCCAGACCTAGGTTCTAGAAATCCTATGGTGATTTCTTCAAGAGCCTTTATGGATTGGACCTTTGGATCTGCAACGATAACAGGAATTCCTCAGTATTGGCGTCCTGTAACCGATCAGATCATTGAGATCGCACCATACCCAGACCATGCGTATAACATTGAAGTCATCGGGACTGTCCGACCTTCTCCTTTGTCCGGAACCATCGCGACGAATTGGATCTCGACGTATCTCCCAGACCTGCTTGTCACCGCATCGATGATTCAAATGTCTGGGTTTATGAAGAACTTTGGCCAACAGGCAGACGATCCGAAGATGGCGCAGTCCTGGGAACAACAATACGTGACCCTTCGAGACTCAGCGGCAGTCGAGGACGCAATGAGGCGTTACTACGCCACTGGCTGGAGCTCACAGTTGCCGTCGCAATTTACCCCGGCCCGTACCTGATGCCGACCCATCAAGTTCAATTAATCCCCGGAGTAAACACCAACAGAACGCCGAGTCTGAACGAAGCTGCTTATCAAGCGACTCAGTTAATCCGTTGGGACCCCGGCTCAGGGCTGGCGCAGAAACTCGGAGGATGGACGAAGTTCTACCCGTTTCCGATCGCGTCTGAGGTCACAGCCCTCCATGCCTGGGAAGATCTCTCGGGAGTTCTTCATTTAGCTATCGGTGCCGTAGGTGAACTCGACGTTCTGACTGGGACGACTCTAAAGGATATAACCCCGGAATTAACTGTAACAAACCCGGCTGTGAACTTCTCGACAGTCGCGACTACAAAAATCGTTACAATAGTTGATACCGGGAGTAACGCTACGGTCTATGACGTTGTCGTCATAAACACCCCGGTTTCAATCGGGGGAATTGTTATCTCAGGTCCATACCCGGTGACTGAAGGCATTGACGCAGATACGTATACAATAACGGCCTCTACAAATGCCACAGGGACTGTTAATAACGGTGGCGCGGTTGCTACGTTTACGACAGTATCAGGGTCTCCTGACGTCACTGTTGTTCTTGACGACCATGGGTATTCAGTCGGACAAACCTTCCCCGTGACCCTAGCGACGGTAGTCGGGGGGATAACTCTCTTCGGCTTCTACACTGTCTCGACTGTTACTGACGCCAATACCTTCGTCATAATCGCCGCTAACCAGGCAAGTTCGAATGATACGGTGTCACAGAATTCGGGTAATGCCCAGATACTGTATTACGTCACTAACGGGCCTTTAGCCGTCGGGACTGGATACGGTGTCGGTGGATACGGAGAGGGTGGGTATGGTGACGGTGTTCCTCCGAGCCCTCATCCGGGGACGCCTATAACGGTTACTGATTATACGTTAGACAACTTCGGTGGGACCCTGCTTGCCAGCCCGAACGACGGCCCGATCTTTACGTGGCAACCTGAGTCTGGACTAGCTAACGCCCAGATAATCTCTGAGGCTCCTCTCATTAATACCGGGATGTTTGTCTCGGGCTCGGCTCAGATTATTATCGCCTACGGTTCGTCGGTCCGTGGCGTACAAGACCCACTGTTGATTAATTGGTGTAACGCCGGAGACTACACAGTCTGGACAGCAGCGGTTACTAATCTTGCGGGTTCGTTCCGGTTGTCTACGGGGTCACGTATCGTCGGTGGCCTCCAAGGACCTCAGTATGACATTATCTGGACTGATCTTGATGTCCGGGCGATGTCTTTCATAGGCTCTCCCCTTGTCTACTCGTTCACTCAGCTTGCAACTGGTTGTGGATTAATCGGAAAGTTCGCTGCTGGCGTCCTAGGAACGACGGTTTTCTGGATGTCGCAGAAGCAATTCTTTGCTCTTCCGGCAGGAGGATCAGTAACCCCTGTTCCGTGTACCGTCTGGGACTTTATCTTTCAAAATCTTGATACGTCATCCGTCAAGAAGATTCGATGCACCCCGAACTCACAGTTCGGTGAGATAACCTGGTATTTCCCAGTCCTCGGTGGAGACGGCAAGAATTCAGCCTACGTCAAGTTCACTCCACAATTCTCTGCGTGGGACTACGGGTTCCTTGGAAGGTCTGCGTGGATTGACCAGTCGGGTCTGGGCTCTCCTATCGGATCTGATTCTGAGACTAACCTAATATACCAGCACGAGACGAGTAACGACGCTGACGGGCAGGCCCTAGATTGGTCTGTGGAAACAGGTTATTGGGCGTTGTCTGACGGCCAGGACCAGATCTTTTGTGACCTTGTGATGCCTGACTTCAAATGGGGGCAGTTCGATCAGCCCCAAACGGCCTCAGTCAACCTAATGTTTACATACGCAGACTACCCAGTAGGGGCAAGCTATACGACTCCGACCTACGTGATGTCGAACGTGGGGCAGCCGTTTATTAACGTTCGTTTTCGAGGTCGATTGGCGAGTATGTCTGTCTCGGGTAACGACAAAGGATCATTTGTCCGTATGGGTGGACCTCGAATTAGAACAGCTTCGGACGGCCGACTATGACGCAAGGGCAGAACTTCCAGGATAGCGCGGCAGCCGGAGCAGCGAATGTTCAGGCCGTAGTCACAAACCTTCAGAATCTCGTTCTTTCTGTTAATGCGTTGACGGCTGCTCTCGCCC